CTATATCTTTTCCACTGCTTTTCTCAACTCTTCAATGTCCTTATGAGTATAAAATTTTTCAGTTGTTGTATAACTGTTGTGTCCTATTAATTTTTTAACTGATGTTTTATTTGCGTCTGCATTACTAAGTAATGTTGCAAATGTATGTCTAGTATCGTGTGGCTTATGCTTCATTCCAAGCTCTTCCATAATAGGTTTAAATTTTTCTCTATAATAATTATCGTATTTCATTTGCTCGCCTTTAAAATTTACAATCAAATATTCATTCTTGGTATTCATTCTATTTTTAACAAGTTTGAGGATTTTGGAATGGATAGGAACTAGTCTATCTTTACCAGCTTCTGTTTTCAGTCCACCTTTAATGATTCTATCTTTCAAATCAATATCACTATTTTTAATTTCCAGCAATTCTCCAATTCTAAATCCTGTATAAATAAGAATTAGAATAGTGTCAATCCAGTCATTTTCATCCAGCAAATCCCACAATCTTTCAATTTCTTTATTTGTAAAAGGTTTTCTTGTGCTTTCTTCTGTATTTTTTCCAATATCTATATATTTGCTATAATCTTTTGAGATAATATCATTTTTCATAGCATAGGCATATAGTTGATTGAATAGCACTTTAATTTTTCGTTTAGATCCATATTTAATTTCAGGATTGCCTACGATTTCTTGTAAATTTGATGATTTCAAATCAACAAATCGTATCTGATGTAAACTTTCACAAGTTTTAAATGCGGCAATATATCCTAATTGTGACGAATGTCCAACCGTATTAAATTTTTCTTTTTTCCATTTGTCATATACTTCTAAAAACGTAATATTTTGAACATCTATATTATACGGATTTTCATTATAATAGAATAATTGCTGGTTGGCTTCTTTTTGAGTTTTATAATAACCTATATATTTATATTGCTGTTTACCAGTCTTATCCCAATGAGTTGTAACCCTTACAGCAAAAGGTTTTCTTCTTTTGCCTTTTAATTTTATTACAGAACCATAACCGTTTGGATTCCTCATTTTCATATTGCTACCTCATTTTTAAAAAATCCTCATAGCTTATCCCCATATATTTTTCAGCTCTTTTTATAGGGATGTGGTACTTATATCTAGGTTTATTATTTATAACTTTTGTAATTATTGCACTTCCTATATCTAAAGTTCCGCTAATCAATCCACTTTTCAAAGTTCTTTCGTTCATTTGAAGAAAAGAGCAAGCTTCTTCCACATTTAACAGTAATTTCATTTTTTTGTTATCCCTCCATTTCTGTTATATCAAAGTAACTAGATATAACACAATCTTTTAAAATATGTTTAGCAGTCTCTTCAAAAGTTGGACTGCTAAAACTTTCATCTTCTATTTCTTCTCTATCAATATAAACTTTTGCTACATATCTTATTTCATTTTCAATTTTGATTTTGTAAATTTCGGCGTATTTTATCACTGATCCATCCTTTTCCAGTCCTCAACTTCTTTTTCTGTTTCAAGAAATTGAAAGCCTACTTCTATAGTGTCCCAAAGCCATTCTTTGAATTCTTCTTTAAGTTTTTCTTCATCATTTATTATTTCTTCTGCCTTTTCCTCTGTATAGCCGTAGTCATCAACTAAATCAATAACTTCAGCATTTGTAGAACAGATATTTGCTCTGCTGTTCACATAAAATCCTACCTTGTATTTGCTCATTTGTTTTCCTCCAATAAGTTTTTATTTTCATAAATATTTCCAATGACTTCAAAAAAATTGTTAGTTGTTATCATATAAAGTGGGATTTCATTTCCATATCTATCTTTTACCCCAAAACTTGTTTCAGTTTCAAGGAATTTTACAGGACTTATATGGTTAAGTCTTCTATCATAAGGGAATTTATATTTTATAATATCCCCTTCATAAATTTCTTTGCCATTTTTATCTTTAAGTCCCGTGTATTGCATTAATTCAACTTCTTCAAAATCTCTAAAAAATAAATCCTCTGTTTTAGAATTACCAAAACATAATCTATTTATGCCTATAAAGAGAGTTTCTACATTTACCATTTTTCTTTCTTCTTTGAGCCAAGCTCTAAATTTTATTTCTCTCATTTCAATCCTCCCTTCAAAATCGATTTACTATATATAAAAAATCATCAAGTTCTCTATATAATTTTTCTAAATCATATGCTTCCATCTCGTTGTTTTCAACTTTTCTTTCAATTGATTTTAAATCTGAAATTATAGTGTTTATTCGTCTCAAAATGTTATCTTTGCGCATATTTTTCTCCTCCTGTTTTGTTATAAAGTGCCCTCAATTAACCCTTGCTTTTTTTAAAACAATTCTTCTGAATTAAAATTCTCAACTATTTCATCATCACTTTGAGTATCGTTATCTGCTGTTTCCTCTTCGACAATATCGCTTGCATTGCCAGGACTGTCTACATATTCAACTTCCACGTTTCCGTTTGGCTCGACTTCTTTTATAACAGCCTGGTCTACTTTCTGTGCTGTCTGCATTTCAATGCTTAGTATTCCAAATTTGCTTAACAGTAGTTTTAATACAGTTTTCTTTGCCATGCTGTCAAAATTTGTTTGCCAGCTCGAAGAACTTTTAAGAAACGTTTTACTGAATTTCTTAGCATGTTCTCTTACTTCTTCCTTACTCATTACATTGTATTTCTCGAATCCATTTGTAGTTTGAAAATATGCAATATAGTGAGTTACTTCATCACTTATTTTTCCATCAAGATTATATTTAAGCTCATCGGTAATTGGATCATAGCTTTCAAACTGTCCTTCGTAAAGTTCTGTAACATTAATTTTTTTATATTGTCCGGTTCTAATTGCAAGCTGTATAAATCCTTTGTAGCCCAATTGAAATTGTGCCTCGTTCTTTTCTTGCCAGTTGCCGCGATTATCCTTGTATTTTCTCTTATAAGGCACAACATAAGTGAACCCTAAATTTGGGTCAATTGGTAAATCTAATGTTGCAGCTATTGCTCCAGCCTTCAAAATACTTTGTGGCTCTGCTTCTTGCAACTGTGCATTTCCGTTTGTAGTGTTTAGTAGTGAAGTTAAGAATCCAGCAGCCTTATTTCCTAGTAATTCTTTAAATTTATTTTTTGTTCTTTCATCATTTATCATTGATTTTAGTGTAGTTGTTCCAACTACTCCTTTTAATTTTTTTGGATTTGTTAAAGTTCCTGCCATTTTATTTCATCTCCTTAAAATATTTTATTTTGTTTTTATCTAAAAATTGTTTTAATTCTAACGCTATTTCTTTAGAAAGCCCATTCACTTTTATGCAAATGTAAGTATCCTTTTTTTGAGTATTATCTGTTTCTTTTTGCTCTTTTTCTCGAAGAGCTTTAGCAATTGCTTCTTGCTTTTCAATTTCTCTTTTTCTTTCAAGTTCAGCGATTTCTCTTTGTTTTTCTTCTTCTGCTCTTATTCTTAAATTTTCTTCAGTTTGCTTAATTTCATTCATTTTATCATTTATTGCTTTAGAAATGACTGTATAGTCTTCTTGCATTAAATATTTCATGCTTTCAAATACAATTTTGAATTTAATTTCTTTATTTGCCTTTTCAATTTCCTGTTTTATGAAATCTTCTTTTCTGATTAATTCATCGTATTGTCGCTGCATTTCAGCTTCAATATCATCCTCTTTAAATGTTTTGTTTTCCCATTTTTTATTTTCTACTAAATAAACTAAGTACTCTGGTCTATATTTAAATACAAATTCTTTTATTGATTTTATTTTTTCTCTTTTAGCGTTATCTAATTCTTTTTCTTTGTCATGTAAATATTTTCTAACTGCATCAACCCTCTTAATCAAATTAATAAGTTTTTGATTAATTTCTTTTGTGTCAGCTGTTAAATAATCCATCAAATCCTTTTTAAATTTTTCAGCACTCGATTTTGTACTTGCCACTTCTTCCCTGTATTTTTTGATGTCTTTTACATCCGTAAATACAACATCATAAAGTTTTTCTATTTCTTCAACTTTTTGTTCAGCCTTTTCAAAATCAATCATATCTTTATCGATTCTAGCCGGAGTTATTTTTGCACTGTCAAAAACAAACTCCATTTTAGGCAATGTAACTAATGATGTTTCTGTTTCAATTTCTACATTTTTATTTTTCATTTCAAAGATTCTCCTTTTCTAAATTGTCAATTATATTTTTAACTAGATTTTCTATATCATAGTCTTCATTCCCTGTTTCTTTTCTTTCGTCCTCGCAATAGTCATACAAACTATCTCCATACCAATCCCAGTTATCTACTCCCCCGTATTCTAAAGCCTTGTTTTTATGGTATCCCTCAAGATATACTTTTAATTCATCTCTTGTTAATTCATAATTTCCATTTGCTAATTTTTTCATTCCTAACCTCTATAAGTTTTTATCATTCTTGGCTCTGTATCGTTTTTGACACATTCCCAAAATTCAATTTCTTTATTTAAAAGTTCCTGTATCTCATCTTCCCAATCTGATCTATTGATTACAATTGTCTGCAACCTTTTATCTAAATCAAACGGTGTTGTATCTTCGTTTTTAAAACATTCAAATTTTATTTCAGCAACTAATACGGCGTATTCATAGCCAGTCACCAAAAAGTAATGTAAAATTTGATATAAATAGGTTTCAGGAATATTGTTCTGCCATTCCTCAACATATTTATTCCATTTGTTGATTGTAGTTGTCTTTATTTCAAGTATTCCTTTTTTGCCTTCATAAACAATTTCTCCGTCCAAATTAGCCCGTATGAAATCATATTTTGGATGAACATACATTTTATTGACTTCTAATATTTTTTTATCAAGATTGTCTTCTTTGTAGGAATTAAATATATTTTTTTCAAGGTTCTTACCTCTTTGAGCTGCAGGGCTTGTGGAATTATTTTTTACTCTTCCAGTTTTGTCTTTCCAAACATCAATAATATTTTTGTATTTATTTTTTCCCATTATTGCTCCCGCATCACTTCCGCCAATTCCTTTTTTTCTCATATTCAGCCATTCATCTTCATTCTTATAACTTATTTCTTTGTATTCCATAATTCTCCTTTAAAATCTTTAATCACCCTAGGACACCACCACAGCAGTAAAGCCACCAAAAACGGAAACGCCACATTGCCACCAAATATCCAATGCCCTTTGATTTGGATAACTTCAATCTGAATCCAAATTGATGTCAGTATCAAAATCATCCATTTTGTTGCATTCACTGTTGTCATCATTTTCTTCCTCCAATTCCTTAATTTCCTGTTTATCCATTTCAGCTTCAAGTTGTTCTCTTATTGTCATAATATCTCCCCCAAAGCTCCAGCGTACTCGTCTAACATTGCATTAAGTTCATCTTTTTTTACTTGAAAATCTGTGAAGAATACCGAGCCTTTTGTAAAATGTTTTTTCTGACGGGTATTTAAAAACCCGTTAGGGATTAATAATATATAAGGATTTTCTAGTTTTTTATCTTCATCTGTATTTTTTTCGTTTTCTAGAAATATCACATATAAATTTGCGCTTCCGTTACATCTTGCAGCCCAATACCTTGCATTTGAATTTTCATTTTTACGGCTTTTGAGATAAGAACTGAACTTCACATCTATGGTCATATTTTTGTACATAAAATCATATTTTGGATTATTTTGTTGCCAGTATTTATTGGCGTCAACTGCTTCTGGAACTAGCTTTTGAAAAAGCTCTTCAGCTTTTCCGCCAAGCCTCGCACTTTCGCTTCCGTATTTTATTTTGTCTTGAATTTTTAATACTCCGCTTGATAGTAGTTTTACATGTGCTACAAGTGCTGGCAATCCGCTTTCTTTGACTGCCTGATGAAAATTACCACACTCTTTGTATATTTCTACAATATCTCTTTTCATTTTTCCTCCTGTTTTCCTTTATTTTCTATAAAGTCGGCATCATTAAACATGAATAATCTGTAAAGTTGTCTATTATAAACAGAACATCAGACTTTATTCTTTTATCTCTATAATTCTTTACATAAACATCTATATTCTTACATTTTCCAAAATATCGACTTCCCAAAAATGTTCCGAAACTACAGTCACCTTCTAATCTAAAGTGCATATCTCTCCAGGAAATGTATGCTTTTTCAATGTATCTGTCGATGCAGTTTGAGATGCAATTTCTTAGATCGTTTATTTCTTTTTTAGTTACATATTTATCTTTTAGTATTTCAACAGCATTGTCTTCAATATTCATATTAGTATTTTTTATTTTATAACCTTTTTTAGACAATTCAGTTTTTATGATGCCTTTCAGCAATCCTTTATTCATTTTTATTCCTCCTAAATTTTATTAATATCTTATCTAAACTCACTAACTAAGTATCGCTAACTATTGCTAATGAGTTTGATAAAACATCAATCCTTTTATTTTTTAAATAATCTCTTGATTCTGTTTTTTAATTTTTTATCCTCTTTTTCTTTCAAAGCCTTTTTGTTGTTTTCATTTACCATTTCTAATACTTCAAATTTCATCTTTCTACCTCTATTCTATAATTATTTTTCTTTGCTTCCTTAATTACTTCTTTTGTACTTATCTCAAAAACACTTTTCATCCCCAGAGCTTTTAAAAGATACACTCTCAAAGGATAAAAACGTTTTCTCTGCATAATAAACTTGTCATCTTTGTATAAAGTGTATTTCATTTTGTTGCCCTCCTTTTCAAAAATTTTATATCTGCATTGTTTTTTAAAAAACGTTCTATAAGTTCACAAGTTTCATTTACTGTTGTCTTGCATCTTTTAGAAATTGTTAAAACCTCAAACCCGCTTAGCCCTTTTCTTACATCCTGCCTTGTAAGTTTTAAGTCACTTAGGGCTTTGGCGAGTTCACGCATCTTATCCATTGCTATCCCACCTTTTTAGTTTCAACGATGAATGTTTCCATTCTTTCGTTTTCTTCATACCAGTCCATTCCGCCGTTACAGTCTTCATAATAGACTGTATCCCAAGTTTCCCTTTCATCTTCGTAATAAAAGTTCTCAAAGTATTCCAGAACTTTCATAACTTCTTTAGTTGTGTAGCCGTCCAATATCCAGCTCATAAGCCATTCATTAAGCCATTTTTGTGTATATTCGATTTCATCGTTGTCATTTATTTTTAAGTCTTCACTATCAATCAAATCAAATATTATACCTCTTACCTCTTTTTCTAGATCTTCCATTTTATCATCTCCTGCTATATTTTTTTCTTGCAATAATGCAAGATAATTTTTAAAAAAATATAGATGTTTATTGGCTTTGTTTCATCTACAAAACTATTATACCATATAACTTGCAATAATGCAAGATATTTTTTTAAAAAAAGTTGCAACTATGCAATTTTTTAAGGTATAATATACTATAAAATTCAGATTAGGAGTAACAGATATGGAAGACAAGGAAAAATTGAGAAAGATTATAAAAGAGACTAGGTTGCAAAAAAATATAGCTAGGGATAAAATATCTGAATTACTGAAAAAAAGAGGGATAAAATATGCCGAATCTTCATTATCACGTTATGAAAATGGTATAACAGAAAGTATAAAGGCAGAAGTATTGAAAGGAATTTCAGAGATATTAGGGCTTGATGTAATTGAAATGTATAAATTAGCAGGATTGCTAAATGAAAACGAAGATATAAGATTTGCTAAATTAAATAAAAGAGAACGTGATCAGTATAGTGAAATTGAAAAAGGGGCAGCCTACTTTTTTAACGATAATAGCATAAGTGATGAAGATAAGAAAAGATTGCATGATAGTTTGCAAGAACTTTTTTTTGACGCTAAAATGAAAAACAAAAGAAAATAGAGGTTTTATATGAGAAAACGTAGAAATATGAAACTCAGAGTAAAAAATTTGATAGAGAAATATAATACTAGTAATCCGTATATATTGTGTGAAAAACTAAACATTGAAATAAGATACTTTTATTACGAAGGTATAAAAGGCTTCTTTAGGCGAATATTAAAAAGAAAATACATTGTTATAAATGAAAAACTGGACGAATATTCAAAGTTAGTTGTGCTGTGCCACGAATTAGGACATGCGATTTATCACAGTTCAAAAAATAAACTTCTTATGAAAATTAATTTTTTTAATTATAATCCAGAGTTGGAAAACGAAGCAAATGAATTTGCAGCAGAATTAATGAAATATCAGGAAGAAGTTAGTTATGAAGTTGCTAAAAATTGTGATTTAGGATTGCAAGTATTGGAAGAAATGAAAAGATATACAAAAAATTTTTAAAAATGGAATTTGGGGTTAATTTTGGTTTCAAAATATTATAAAAACATGGAGGAATCAGAATGAAAAAATTACTTTTTGTTTTAATACTAGTATTTGTTAGTGTTAATATATTTTCAGAAACACTACATTTTAAAAATTGCAAAGAAGCAAAAGCGAAGGGATACAAAAATATTAAAAAAGGTGAGCCTGGATATGCTAAACATTTAGATAGGGATAGAGATGGAATTGCTTGCGAAAGTAAATAATTTATAAAATATAAATGGAGGAAATTTATGAAAAAAATGCTGTTGATTTTGTGTTTAGGTGTTTTAATCGCATCATGTGGAGATGGAAAAGGGGTAGAACTCAAAGAAACTAAAGCAAATAAAAAAGTAGAAAAAGAAAACACTCAAACAGAAGCCTATGAAGTTGAATTATCTGCAGGACATTATGTTGTAGGAGTAGATATTCCTGCTGGGATTTACGATATAACTGCTATTAAGGGTACTGGAAATGTTTCAAGTAGTAACATGTATGATGGGGGAATCAATCAGGTGATGGGAACACAAGATGATGGTGTAAGTGTTAAAGAATTTAAAAATTTAAAATTAGATAAAAAAGATATTTCTATTACAGTAAATGGCACTGCAGTTATAAAACTTTCAAGTAAGGCTGCACAAACCAAAAATTTAAAACCCAAAGAAAATCCAGCCAAAAAAGAATATACTTTCAGTAGTGGTAACTATGTTGTTGGAAAGGATATTGAACGTGGAATTTACGATGTTATCGCAGTAAAAGGAAATGGGAATATTTCATCAGATAATATGTTTGAGGGTGGTATCAACGAAGTTTTTGGTACGAGCGGGGACGGATTCTATGTAAAAGAATTTAAAAATGCCTATTTTAATGATGATGTCCAATTAACAGTTTCAGGTGTCACTATTAAATTAGTTCCAAGCAAATAGTGTCAGTAAAATTGATTTTTATAGAGTTATTTCAAAATTGGAATAACTCTTTTTATTCAAAAAATTCTTGCATTAACGCAAGAATTGTGGTATCATAATACAGAGGTGGTGAAAAATGAAAATTGATAAATATACACAAATCAGAATGAAAATGATAGAAAAAAAAATTTACTGGAAAGATATAATGGATAAAATTGGGTATTCTAACTGGGGATTAAGGCTGGCAATAAAAAATAATAATTCTGAAATAATTAAAAAAGTTGAAAAAATAATAGATGACTTTTAATTTTTTTTTGAAAATTTCATTGCGTTAATGCAAGAAAAAATTCAGGAATCGATGGAGGAGGTGTGAGATGAAAATAAAAAAACTATGGATAAAGATTATATCCATAGTGGCTGAATTTTGGATTAATATACTGCTGTTTCATATACCTGTAAGATTTAAGAGGTTTTTCTTTGTAAATATTTACAAAATAGTGATGGCGAGTATATTAATCGTTTTAGGAATTATAACGTATTTTATTTTAAAATTCCTATTATAAATCCAAATAATGCTGAAGTGCCTTGGTCAACAAGGAATTTAGCGAATTCTTCAGGGTCTTGGAATTCATAATATTTTTGAATAGAGAGTTTCAAAACAGAACTTCCGCATTTGTAAATATATTTTGAAAATTGATTCAAGAAGATAACTAATTCTTCAGAATTAATCATAAAAATTACTGGGTATATTTTAATAAAAATATAACTTGAAATTGCTAATCGGAATGCGGTTTCAATATTAATGCCTTGTTCGACATAAAACGTAACAATTTCTTTTATCGTAGGTTTAATAATACTTACAGGAATATTTTCGATAACAACTTCAAATTCTTCTTCTTGAGTAGAATTGTAAGCACCGATAGCTGAACTTATAATATTGTTCCAATTATACGTTTTTGAATAAACTTCAGAATAATTTTTTATAATTTGCAATTGGGAATCCATTATTTGAATCGGCATTTGAATATTCAAATTACTATAATAAACTTTTTCCCTGAACTCGTTTATTTTTGGATAGTTGTCAAATATTTGCTGCATTCTTTGGACGCTTGGGTAATTCATCATTAATTGCATTTTTTGGATATTAGGATTATTCAGCAATTTTTGAAGGCTTTCAGGTAAAGGCATAAAAAGTACCCCCTTTCTTTTAGGATGTTAGCACTCAATTTAAGATATTGCTAACACAGAAAGTATATCATAGTAAATTATAAATTTCAAGGAGGATAAATGTTTAAAGAATTTTTAGAGAAATGTCTGAGATATGAAAATTTGTATATCTTAGAAGAAACAGGGAATAGGGAAAAGATTAAGAGGGTTAGCAAGAGGCACGGAAAAGTAACAGGAGCAAGTATATTATTATTTGATTCCAGGACAAAAAGAACGACAGTAAACGAAATATACTTTAACAGTCAGGGATATTTCATAATAAGGGATCAGAAAAGATTGAGACTGGGAAAATTTAATTAACAAAAAAAGCACTCCGAAGAGTGCTAGAAAATAAAAGATACTATATATTGTGTTTATTATAACATAGTATGTTTAAAAACACAATATATAGGGAGAGGGAAAAGATGAGATTTTCAACATATTTAAACAATGCGAAATGTATGGAGTGGCAAATAAAAGCTACTCAAGGAATTTTATTTTCTTTGCTTTACGAGGCACCTGCTTGGGCAAAAGAAGAAATTATTGAGAATAAAACATATTATTTTGTATCAAGAAATTTGATATTAGATGAACTGCCAATGTTTTTTGAAAAGTCTGATACTGTTTACAGAAATTTGAAAGCACTACAAGAAAAAGGACTTATTGAATATATTAAACAAGGTAAAAAGGATTTAATAAGAATTACTGCAAAAGGTAAAACTTGGAATGAATTTAAAGAAAATAATTCGGAAAAAAATCCGTCTTTTGAAGAAAACTCGGAAAAAAATCCGAATAATCTCGGAAAAAAATCCGAAAAAGAGTCAAAAAACTCGGAAAAAAATCCGACAAATAATAATACTATATATAATTATAATAATACTAATATATTAAATAATATATATAGTTCGGTGATAGATTATTTGAACAGAAAAACAGAACGTACAGGAAAAGAAAAATATAGTTCAACATCACCTAAAACACAAAAACTAATAAAAGCAAGGCTAAGAGAAAAATATGAGCTGGAAGACTTTAAAACCGTTATAGACAAGAAGTGCAAAGAATGGCTAGGCACAGATATGGAGAAATATTTGCGTCCAGAAACGCTTTTTGGAAACAAGTTTGAGAGTTATTTAAAACAAAAAACAGGAGGCAATAAAAGTTTTAATACTTATGCTAATCAAAGACTTGGATCAAGTATAAAAACCGAAAGACCAAAAGTAACAGCAGAAGGGCTTAAAAAATATTTCGGAGGTGCAAACTAATGACTATGGAAGAATTTAACGAAGGATTTGGAATGCTGCTTGACTATTATCCTAACACAAGAGTAACAGAAGGGCTTGCAAATATTTATTTTATGGGATTAGCTGAACTTAGCATAGAGCAGTTTAACTATGCGATAGGCAGAATAGTCAAGGAATACGAGGGCGATTTTATGCCAAAAGTAACAGTAATTCTAAAATATGCCAAAGATTCAGATTTGGAACAGCAAGTATTTTATGCAAAAAAATTACTGAAAACAGCGATACATAAAAACGGAAGCAAAGGCATGGTGTGCTTTGAGGACAAAGGAGTACATGCAGTAATTGATTATGCTGGATGGAATAGGCTATGCACGATGAAAGATGATGAATTTGACAGTTTTTTGAAATGGGAATTTGACGGAATATACAAAGGGTTCTGCGAACGCCCTTATGAGACTTCTGACTATTACAGAGGATCAAGTCAGTTGCTTGGACAAACAAAACCTAGAATGATAAGCTATAAGGAAGCCAAAATTGGCAATACAGAAAATATGAATTTCATAAGACTTGAATATAAAAATATTATAGCACAGATTGAAAATAAGGTCGATTTGTCGGAAATAAAAAATAGAATGCTGATAGGAGGATAAATGAATAGTTATCAAGACGAATTGAAGAAGGTATTATTGACTTACGATATGGACAAAATAAAAGAATTTATGTATAAACATAATAAAAATATGCCGAGAAATAACTTGGCTTTTTGGGCAGGGGTACACAAAGGAATATGTAATTTACCAAATTGCACAAACAAAGAAAAAGAATTTTCGAGAAAATGGTTAAAGAAACATGGATTCAAGGAAGAAATATTTTAGGAGGATGAATGAAAACAGTAAGAATAAATGACCTAGTGAAAAGGAACAAACAAATCTTAAGAAGAAGAAAGGTTATTGAAAAAAAATTAAAAGAGTTGCAACAAGAAGACAACGAACTTCTGAAGGAGTTGGAACGAAACAACAACTTCTTTGTGAAACGAGGAATGGAACAAATTAAATGAAAACAACACTTATTTGTCTAAGGATAGATAACGATGAGCTGAAGACAACCGATAAAAACGAATGGATTAAATTTATAAGAAGACATCGTGGAAATGTGAAAGGCATAGAACAATTTAACTGGGAAATTCCAGAAAACAAACTGGAAAAGGCTTTGGAATATTCGTTTGATGAGTTGTATAAGTTCAAGTTAGAAGAAGAGAAAAAAGGAAGGAAAAATAAATGCTAAAAGAAAATGTAAAAGCGAAAGTAATGGTGATAGATTTTGATGACCGCAAAGGGTGGAAAATCTATCACAATGAGGATTTGTATGGAAATACAGAAATTAAGGATAGCAGATTCTGGAATGATGTCCAGAACGGTTATTATAGATTTGTCAAAGGGACAACACTGGTCGCTGACATCGACTGCCCTTGGAGAATCGAAGAACCTTTGAAGATCCTGAAGGTGCATGAGGTGATTTATAGTGATTAGACTAGAATTATCCACAATGCCACCGTCTGTAAACTCCTTGTGGGTAAATAAACCGAATGGAAGATACAAGTCTAAAAGGGGCAAAATCTTTGAAAATTTAGCCTGTGGTGAGCTTAAAAGGCAATTTAGGTGTAAACCTTTGACTAACAGTTTGAAAGTCAGTATAAGGCTTTATTTCAAGGATAAAAGAAAAAGAGACATAGACAACTACAATAAGGCTATTTTGGATTCGATGACTAAAATTATTTATGAAGATGATTCACAGATAGAGGAATTGAATGTTAAAAAGTTAGTTGGCTGTGGATTTGATAAAGTGGAAATAGAAGTGGAGGAATTAGAAAATGAATGAAAAGATATATTTGATTTGTTACGAGACAGTCAATGAAAAAGGGAATATTGATATAAGTGTTAAAAGTGAAAATTTAACAGAAGCAGACTTTTTAGAATTGGCAAAAACGGCAGTAAACGAAAGAGTTAAGGAGAAGTTTATAATAACAAATATTATAAACTTGACAAAAATAAGAAAGGAGTTAGAGGAATAATGGAACAATGGAATAAATTAGTTGGATTAGTAAAAAAATTTTATATTGCATTTGGGCAACAGGAGTTTCTGGAAAAAGAAATGACTAACGAAAGAATGGAATTAAGAAAAAAGTTATTTGATGAAGAATTTAAAGAATATGAAATGGCAGAAAAAAATAAAGACAAAGTGGAAATGCTGGATGCAGTATGCGATATGTACTACATCTACATTGGAACATTATTAGAACTTCATAAAGGCAATATTGGAGATGTAAGAAATGTGATTTTTTTTGAAAAAGATGAAGAAAGTGAATTGATTTTCAAAAAAGTTTTAAAGAATGAATTTAATGATATTTTTGTGGAAGCATTTGAGGAAGTCCACAGAAGCAATATGTCAAAACTTGAAAATGGGAAAGTGATTTTCAGGGAAGATGGAAAGATAATAAAAGGTAAAAATTATTTTAGACCTAATTTGAAACAATTTATTAAATAAACTTATGCATACACAGAAATGATGATTGGAGATGAAAATTAATGAACGAATTAATAAACATAGAAGCTAAAAATACATTGACAAGTTTAGAAGTGGCGGAAATAACAGGAAAAGATCACAAAAGTATTTTAAGAGATATCAGGGATGAAATAGATAAATTGGGAGAAGAAAGAGGTCGGCTCATTTTTGTGCCGACTGAATATACGGATAATTTTAACAGAAAACAGCCTGCCTTTTTATTAAATTACAAAGGTGTCTTGCAGCTTGGAGCAAGATATAATGCTGAAACAAGGTTTAAGCTTATCGAAAAAATCGAACAGCTTCAAAAACCAATGACAGTAGAAGATATGATCATATTGCAGGCAAATGAAATGAAGAGCGTTAAGCATAGAATTGACATCGTGGAAAACAAAGTTGATAACGAGATAAGAATAGATCATACAGAACAAAGAAAGTTACAAAAAGCAGTATCTATAAGAGTATTTCAAAGACTTGACGTAGTAGATGCAGAAAGAAAATTAATGTTTTCAGCAATATACAGAGATTTGAAAGACAGATTTGGAGTTGCGAGTTACCGTGATGTGAAGAGAAAAGATTTGAAAAATGCCTTACTGTATGTTCAGAACTGGATAGAAAAAGCAGAATTGAGGAATTGAGATGGATGAAAAAGAGAAAACATTTAAAAGAATAAAAGAAAAGATATTATGCAATACAGAAATGAACAACCGTGATATTGAATTTGCAAAACTTAATGCCAATTTATTTAAGGGTATTAAATTTATTAAAAAAAGGAAGGCTAAAAATAAATGGCTTACACAGAAATCGACAGAGAAAATAAGAAAATAAGGCTTTTTTATCCAACTAACAAGCCAGCAAAGAGGATAAAAGAGTGGCAGGAAGAACTGAAAGGATATGATATAGAGATAATACCACAGAACACTATAACAGATGACCAGATGAAACTTTGCTATGTCCTATTTGACCAGTTCGCAAATTCAAAAGGCTGGGGTTTGGATTATACAAAAAACTATTTCAAAGCCCTGTTCGGAACAGTATACGAAATAAGTAACTTCAGCCTGTCACCGATGAAAAAGAATGCCTTGACTTTGGAACAGGCGACAAACTTTATACAGTTTATAATTGAGTTTGCAATAGAGCAAGATGTAAATTTGTATATATTAGATTCAAAGGATAAAAGAGCAAGGCACATAAGGGAAATAGTGCCAGATATACAGAGATACGTTATAAGTTGTTTGAGAAAAAGAATATGCTGTGTATGCGGAAGACCTCATAATGAATACAATACAGTCGACTTGGAGCATTACGATAATGTAAATGAAATTGGTGGCTATGAGTTCGATACAGGATTAGAAACAAGATTTTTGAGCTTATGTAGACATCACCATACGGAGATACATAACATTCCTAAGCAGGAATTTTTGGAGAAATACCATCTAGAGCCTGTTTACTTGAACGAAAGATTGGTTTACGAGCTTTTAGAAGTTTATCCCAATCACTTTAAGTTATTTAGAAAGAGGCTTAAAGATGGGTATTATAGAGGGATTATTAAGGAGGAAAAATAATGGAAATATTATATAAAATAACAGGAGTGATCTTTTCAGTTTCTATTATGGCATTTTCGATATTGTTTATGACAGCTTGCTTTAATAGTGCTATTTATGAATACAAGGAGGCAAAAAACAAAACAAGTTACTTGCTTTCACTATATATTACACTTTTAATTTCAGGTACTTTAATATTTTTAGCAGCAGTAGGAATAAAAGTAATAGTGTTAGCGTAGTTCAGTAGAAAAAGGTTAGGAAGAAAAATAAAAAAAGGAGAAAGTATGAAAAATAAGGATAGAATGCAGTTTAATTTAAAAAACTGGGAAAAACGTGGTTTCTTTGGAAATCTTTGGAGTAAAAATGATAAAAGAGCAACTTTTGAGAAGATATTAAATAAAGACAAGTATAAAAAGAAATGAGGAAATAAAATGAAACTTATTGAATTATATGGAATAAAGATAAAAGAATTAACTGAAATATTGAAAGATGAAAGAGTAAGAAAATTTGAAATAAAAGAACACACAAATTACATAGATTATTTCATTATATCGTTTGAGTTAAATTATGAAAAGAAAATACAGTTTGATATACGTTTAAGTGATATGAAAGATTATCAAAGTTGGGATTTATCAATAGAAGAAATAAGTTCTCAATTTGATAAAAAATTTACAAAATTAAAAGAATACTTAGAAAGCAAAAATAAAGGTGAGCTTAAAGAACTAGAGAATAAAATATCTGAGTATGAAGCAGAACTTAAAAAGGCAAAAGAGCAATATGATAAAATAAACGATTATGGTGAGAACTTATAAAGTTAGGAGGAATAAATGGCAGAAAAAACAATATTAGACGGAATAATTTTGAAAATAGACAACGGTTATCCGTTGTTGCAAGTTGAATACAAAACACTTCTTGAAAAACTTCCTATCATAAAAAAGGAAGAAAGTGTTGGAGATTGGCATAGTGGAACAATAAATTATAGAAATGTTAAAAAAGAATACTATGTGGTAGGAAATTCAGAAAAAGGTTATTTTTGGTTTTATCACGCTAAAAGTGAATGGGTTGTAGATGGATATTTTGATATTAAAAGAGTTCAAAGAAAATCTGAACAAGTCACAGAAACAAGAGTTTGGTATGAATAAAAAAAGAAAGGAAATTAAAATGAAGAAATTATTATTAGGAATTGTAATTTTAGGATCGTTAGGAAGTTGTGCAAGATGGGAAGACAGTCGAAAAGATTGGAAAAGCGATACAAGTGGATTAAAAAGAATTGTAAGGGTTTATACTCTTGATGGGAAAGTCTTAAAAGAATATAAAGGAATGATAAGGGTAAGAGATTCAAATAAGAGTGGAAGAATATCGTTAAATTTAATAAACGAAAACAATCGCAGAGTTACAATTGATAATGCGATTGTAATAACAGAGGAGGCGAAATAAGAAATGAACAAAAAAGTGGAATCAATGGCTGAAAAAGTTATAATTGCAAAAAAAGCGATAAGCAGAGCCGTCGGTAAGACGACTATATTTTTGGTTGCTGTCAAACTTTTTGGATTGATTCAAGTTGGCTGGGTAATGATTTTTTTGCCTTTGATAATAGCGTTTCCAATATTTTTTACAGTAAGAATTTTGGAATATGCTTTTGTTGGATATGCTTGTTTGAATATAAAAGAAAAAGATAACAAAAAGATGTTTCTTTTTTTTAGAAAAGTTATAAAAGGGTAAGATGTAAAAAAACAGAGGAGGATTGAAATGCTGGAAATAATAATGAGAATGATAAGTGGACTAATTACATTAACGGCTGTATTAGTGCTGGTAAGATACATCTATGGATTAGTTATTGTATATAAAAACAAGGCAAAGAGATTCAGATTCAATATAAGCAATGTAATAATATTTTTAGTTGCTACAATAATAAATTTATTCGTGATTTATGGATTGATTTGGATTATAAGTTTTTTTTCGATTAGAGTATAAAGAGGTATAATTAATTATAATAAAAAGGTATTTAAGGAGGATAAAGAATGAATAATTTAATAGCAGATGAAGTGTTTATTTTAAGAAAAAATTTGAACCGAGTTAATAGTGAAATAGAAGAAATAGAAAGAGATTTTGAAATAAAATATCCAAACTCGGTGGTAATAATTAATTCTGAATTAAATGATTTATATAAAAAAAGAAATCGTTTAAGTACAACTTTAGCAGAAATTGAAAGAATATTCGGTCCTGGTCAAATTAAGATAGTAGTTTGGAAACATAGCGATTAAAGTGTAGAACGAAGAAAATGGAAATTTATAGAGAAAGGGATGTTGAAAATGCAAGAGTTTATTTTTAAAAAAATGAATGAATGGGAATTTTTAAAATTAAAAAATAAAAGAGAAAGTTTAAAATTTGAATTAAAAGAAATAAATCAAAAGATACAAAGAGAAGAGGAAATAAGGGAAAGAATAGAAATAAAGGAGCGATTAAGAGATGTCTAAATGAAGAAAATATCAAATATTTTAAAAGTTTTAAACACAAGAGGAGAATACGAAAATATTTTTTTAGATTGTAAACATGAGGATTACGAAATAGAACTAAAAAGAGTGTTGAAACAATATTTAGATTTTTTAGAATATTACTTATAAATGCTTGAAAATATTGATAAAATAAGGTATAATAAGGAGGTAAAATGAGTGTAAATAAAAAACTCAAAGAAATCAAAGATTTTCTAGAAAGTGAAAAAATTGGAAAAATCTTTATTGATAAAAGACCCAATGGGGTTATATTAATAGAAACAACAGAAACAGAGAAATATCAAACAGAGTATGCAAAAAAGCAACCTAATTTCAAAAGTTTCAAATAACAATTGAATAAAATATAAATAATGACGTACACAAAATGATGACCGTATTTATAAATTCGAGGAACTAAAAAGCCTTGATTTTATACATACGGTCTTTTTTTGTCTAAAAATCAAAGAAAGGGGGCAAAATGAAAATAGAAAAAATAAACATTGGAGAAATAATCGAATATTCTGGGAATGCTAAAGAACATCCAGAGTGGCAAGTTGAACAGATCAAAAACAGTATTCAAGAATTCGGATTCAATGATCCGATTGCGATTGATGAAAAAGGCATAATCATCGAAGGACACGGAAGATATTTGGCATTAAAAGAACTTGGATATACAGAAGTTGAAGTAATCAGGTTAAAACATTTAACAGAGGATCAGAAAACAGCTTATGCTATTGCTCATAATAAACTTACAATGAATACTGAATTTGATATTGAAAAACTACAGTATGAGTTGAATAAGCTGGAGGTAAATGATTTTGATTTAAGCGTACTTGGTTTTGAACAGCCTGAACTTGATGAAATTTTGCGAGAGGAAATGGAAGAACTAGAAATTGAAGATGAAGATACAGATGATACAGAAGTCAAACGTACTAAATTAATTTGTCCCTGCTGTCAGCATATAGCATTAAAGAGCGAATTCAAGGAGGTAATGGATGGCGAAGATACATAATGATAAATACTATACTCCTGATTCGGTTGCGCAAAAAGTTATTAAAGTTTTGGAAAAAGATGTGAAGTCTATAAAGGAATTCTCAAGGATTATAGAGCCAAGTGCAGGTGCTGGAGCATTTCTTAAAAGACTTCCTAAAAGTGCGATTGGATACGATATAGAACCACAAGCTGAAAATATCATAAAAGGCGATTATCTTAAACAGAATATTCTATATATGAAAAACAGCCTTGTAATTGGAAATCCACCTTTTGGAAGCGGTGGAAATTTGCATACAGAATTTATAAAGAAAAGTATGGAACATTCTGACTATGTAGCATTTGTACTTCCAGGCGATATGTATAAGAAAGATAAGTTTGAAAATATAGAACTGTATAAATCATATATGTTGCCAGCGGTTAAATACAGCGGAGTTAAGTTAAGATGCTGTTTCAATATTTATCGCAAAAGAAAAGGTGAATTAAAAGAAAAAAATATCAAAGATGTTGAAATTTTAACATTTTCAAAAACTAAGAGCACTACAAAACAGCAGGAATTACATTGGTTAAATATAAAGTCTGATTTCAGATTCATAGCATTTGGAACAATAAGATTGTTGAAAAGTACAGATAAAAGAGTTCGTGCAAAAGAAATAAAAATAATCTTAAAGAAAAAAGTTAATTTAAAACCAGCCTTGGAAAAATATCTGAAGAACAGATCTAAAGTTGCAGTGTCAACTCCGAATGTAAGCAAAAAAGAAATCGTTGAGTTAATATATGATAATTTTCCACAACTGAGGGAATAAATGTGACTAAAAAATTATTACTGAACGAATGGGAAGAACTTGGAGGAGAAAATGCTACAAAAGGAACTTTAAAGAAACTGGCTGACAAATATGGTATCCCAGGAGGAACTGTGAGGCGCTGGAAGAGTGAATATTTGAAAAAGAATAAAACGAACGTTTGCAACAAAAAACGAACGAACGCTGAACGTTCAAATGAACGTGATATTCAAGTAAAAAAAGATATTCTAAGCAATATTCCAAAAAAGGAAGTTATGAGAAAAAATGAGATTTCAAACGCAACTTATTACAGAAAAGAAAAAAGTGTAAGGGAACTTAGGTTAGAAAAAACTGAAGAACAAATGGATGACATTCTTTCAAAAGTTTATTCTGATTTAGGGGATGTGTTAAAGAATATCGAAATATCGAAACGGAACTTAATCATCAGAATGGCTAAAGAAATTTCAAAAGATGATTCGCTAGATGTAAAAAGGCTTCAAGTAATTGATAAAGCATATATTGCTATAAAAAAAATGGGAAATGATTTAATGCGAACTGGAAAAATGTTGACTGCTTACGAATTATTAGAAGTTGATAAGCAACTTGCAGAAGAAGCGTTACAACAAGAAAAATTAGATATTGAAAAAGCTAAAATTAAAAAAGATGATGAAAAGGAAATTGAAAAAGAAAATGAAATGATTGAATTGTTAAAAAATATAACAAAGAAGGTTGAAAAAAATGAATGATTTGACACCGAAACAGTATGAAGTGTTAGAAGTATTTAATAAAGAACAGCCAAGAATCACAATTTTAACAGGAGCAAAAAGAAGCGGAAAAACATTTTTAAATAATTTTCTTATGTTATCGCACATAGCAACATTGGCTAATCAAAATCTTAATTTTATTGTAATTGGAGCAACAAGCGGAAGTATTTGGCGGAATGTTCTAAACGATTGGGAAGTTATGTTAGGAAAGCAATTTAAGCCAAAAAAAGATGGAAGTTTTAAACTATTTGGAAACAATGTTTATTTATTTGGTGGAGAAAAGGCAGATAGTTGGAAGAAAATGAGGGGTATGACTTCTCATGGCACTTATATCAATGAAGCTACAGCATTACATCAAACTTTCATAACAGAAGCATTTTCGAGAACATCTGGGGAAGGAGCTAAGATATTTATTGATACAAATCCAGACAATCCAGCGCACTTTGTTAAAAAAGATTATATTGATAATGCTGGTGACAGATTGGAAAATGGAAGATTGAATATTCTAGTTAGTAATTTTAAGTTAGACGATAACGTTTTTCTTAATAAGGAATATGTGGATTCTATTAAAAAGACAACTCCGCGAGGAGCAACTTATGACAGAGATGTTTTAGGATTGTGGGTAGCTCAAGAAGGAGTTGTATTTGCAGATTTTTCGGAAAAAGAAAATGTAATTAAGGACATAGAAAATATTGAAATAAAGGAATATTACATTGGAATCGACTGGGGATTCGAACATTACGGAACTTTGGTAGTTATCGGAGTGGATTTTGAAGAAAATTATTATATTGTCGAAGTAATAGCAAAACAACATAAATATTTTGATTATTGGAAAATGCTAATTTTACAGAAATATAAAGAATATAGGGCCTCAAGAGTATTTTGTGATAGTGCTAGAGCTGAGTATGTACAGGGACTTTTAGATTTTGGGATAAATGCAGAAAATGCTAAAAAAGATGTAAAAGAAGGTATTGATTTGGTTGGGGCTATGTATAAAAGGAATAAGCTAAAAATTACAAAGAAAGCCTTCAAAGGAAAGTTTGAGAGTGAGATATACTCGTATGTTTGGGGTAAAAATGATGAACCGCTTAAAGAAAATGACGATGTAATGGATGCGATAAGATATATTTTGTATAGCTTGAAAAAAGATGAAGGCGGAATTGCTTATTTATATTAGGAAGGAGGGCTAATGAATAAAGAAGAGAGAACGAGAGTAAAAACTTATTATGATAGAGAACAATATAGTAAATCCAATTTGGGTAAGAATATGCCAGGATTATTTGAAGGAACGGTTGAAATTTTTAATCCAATTAGGGATATTGTTAAGGCCCTTTCAAATACAGCTTTAAAAGATTTAGACATAGATAATGATAAATTGAAAGAAATTTGGGAAATTAATCAAATGACAACATTTAGCAAAAAGATAGCTAAAGAGATGTACTTAAATGAAGAAGTATTCGTTGAGGTTATATTAACACCTGATGAGCAGATTAGGTATCTTTTGCATAGTGTAGATGACATCGAATATGTGGAAGTGTTTGGGGAGATAAAAAGGTTTAAGGTTGAAGGAGAGCAAGTCTATTATGATGAAAATGGCGAAGAACAAAGTAGAGAGTATTCAAGAGAGTATATAAAACTCGATAACGGAACTGTTAAAAGGGTTGAAAAAATAGAAGGAGATGTTTTTGAAACGCCTTTTATTTTAGAAAAGATACCTGTTTCAAGATTTAAGAATGATAGCAATATTATTGAAGCCTTGAATATTATAGATAAAATCAACGAAACCGAAAGTTACATTGGGAAAATATTTGGAATACACGGAGACCCCTTACTACACGCTAGCAATATTAAACAATTTGCAGATGTTAATTCTAGTAATTCAAAAATTAAAAAGAACGCACAACTTTTAGAAGAATCAAGATATAAAAAGAAAAGAATTATCAATACTCAAAATTCAAAAGAAATGGAAGCTAGTTTTAAATATATAGAATTGACAAATCCGCTTATTAGTGAAATGCAAAATGACATAACAAGATTGGAAAAAAGATTGTCAAATTTATTTCCTGAGTATCTTTTAGTAGATACAGCAACTCAAAATGTGAGTGAGGAAACTTATTTATTAAAAAATAATGGTCTTAAAACTAAAGTTGCAAGTTTTAGGGAAGATTTTATAAAAAGTTTGCTGGAATTGGACAAAATAGCGTTGGAATTATCAGGAAGTTCCGAGGAATTAACTGAAGCAAGTTACACATATTTTGATACTTTTTTGGAAAATGAAAAGAGCGCTAAATTAACAACTTTATCATTAGCTCTTGATGTAATAAACAAAGCAAAAGATATTGATGAGGAGTATAAACTTAAAGATTTAATAAATAAAATAACGGACAACACTTTACAAGATTTGAGTGGTTTGTATGATTAAGATAAATTTCGAATGGAATCATAGAGTTGAAAAAAGATTATTTATTTTTTTTAAAAAGATAGCTTTTTCGATTTTTAACAATAAAAAAATAAATGTTAATTACTCAAATTTGCTGAAGACATTTATTAATTATAGTGTGAATTTTGAAAAAGAGTATAAAAGCAAAAAGAACATTGATATTGAAAAGCATTTAGAATTAGCAAAAAAACAAATAAAAGAAATTAAAGAATGGCAGAATAATTTAAACAATTATGTTGAAAACAATAAACAAAAATCAAATCTAAAGGATATATTAAAAAATAATGCGAAATTCAGAGCAAGAAACATGCTCGGAAATTACTATAAAGATTTTTTAAAAGAAATAATTGCTGGAAAAAGCGAATATTTTGAATGGAATACAATGGGAGATGAAAGAGTTAGACCAACGCACGAAGCAAGAGATGGAAAAATTTATAACTGGGATAATGCTGAGATAGTCCCTGGGGAAGAGCCAGGTTGCAGATGTTGGGCTACTGTTTATTTCCCTGATTCGCAAGAGGAAATTAATGACATAAATCAAAATTCTTGAGAGTTGAAGTATTATAAACCATTTATGAGTTATTTGATGTCAAATCTCAAAAATTTTATAGAGTATCAATATTCTAAATCATTTATGAGTTAGAACAAATAATCTAAAGGAGTGGAAAATGTTTTTAGGACAGGATTTATTAAAAAGAATGAAATTAAATTATGACACTGCTACAGAAACAACAGGTGGTGCAGGAGCAGGGAGTACTGGTGAAAATAATGGGACACAATCAAATGGTGAAGCTAATGAAACAATAGAAAATTTAAAGGCCCAAATTGAAAAGATAACAAATGATGCTAATAAAGAAATCAATTCTTTGAAATCACAATTAGGTCATGCAAATAAGCAAATTGAAGATTATCAAAAAAATGGGAAAAGTGCTGAGGAACTAGCAAAAATGGAAAAAGAAAAATTAGAACAAGAACTTGCTGAAGCTAAAAAACAATTGAATTTAACGACATTATTAACTAAAAAAAGCGAGTTAGTTGCGCAATTGAAAATTAGTCCACAGTTTGCTGATTTAGTACAAATTACATCAGATATGACAATTGAGAAATTAGAAACAGCTGTTAAAGAAGTAGCAGCAAAAGAAAAAGAATTTACAACAGAATTTTTGAAAAAAAACTCTATAACGAACGGAGGATTTAATTCGAAAGATAAGAAAAAAGATGAAAAAGATTTTGTTGATAGGATGATTGAAAAAAATAAAAACAACGAAACAGATCTTACAAAATTTTAGGAGGTTGGGATGTTAAAAAGAACGGTTATGCACAAGGAAAAGTTAAATGTGCAAATTAAAATATTAAAATCTGATTTTGCTAACTATATTTACAAAGATAAAAATACAAACAAAGAATATTTGTTAGCTGGAGCTTTGATTAAAGCGAAAAATGGTGAAGATTTAAGAGAAACAGGGGCCTTTGTAATACCAAGTGGGGCTGGTACTAGAGCCGATGGTGTGTTAGTCCATGATGTTGAATTTAAATATTATAACGACAATGAACAAGCGACAGTTGCAATTGAAGGTGTGGCTTATTTGGATAAATTAATCGAGGTAGGGAAAGAATACACTACACCAGTTACAATTACAAAAGCAGAATTACCAGAAGGTGTGACTTATATTTATAAGGATAGAAAATAGGAGGTTGAAATGGCAATAAGTTTAACAGATTTATTAAATGTGAAAAGTTTAAATAAGTATTATGCAGGAGTGAAAGGCACTACTTTAGTAGAAGCGATGTTTCCTGCTGAATTTTCAAACAATTTTGATGTAAATGTTTTGGGGAGCTTAAATGGTGGAACAGTTGAAGTATTACAAAGCAGTCAGTTAGATGCAGATGTAATGTTTAGAGATTGGGATTTTAAAACAGTAACAAAAGGGGATAAACAATTTTTTAGAGAAGGTATGACACTAGATGAAAAGCGTAGAAAAGAGTTGCTAGAAATTTTAAATACTGGGAATCAAACTATAATTGATAATTATTCAAAAAAAATTTTTGATAGCTTTGCAGGGTCGAAAGGATTTTTGGCAAGTTCTCGAGCAATCGCTTCTTATGCAGCAGCTCAATTTTTATCAACAGCAAAAGTTACATTTCCAAATAAAAACGGCGGTGGTCAAACAATTAATTATAAATTAGCTGATAAATACAAAGAAACATTGGCTGGGACTAATATTTGGAGTGCAGCAACTGCTAAACCGCTTGAAGATTTAGAGAGATGGAAAGAAATTGCTGAAGAAGACGGTGGAACAGTTGAAATTGCTTTGATGTCAAAAGCTACTTTTAATATGTTGAAAAAACACGATACAGTAAAGGAATTATTTAAAAATACAACTGTTACAATTACCCCAACATTAGTTAAAGCAACAATCGAAGAAGTAATTGGAATGACTATATTAGTTTGGAATGAAAAAATAAAAGTTGGTAAAATAACAAAAAATGTATTTCCTGATAATGTAGTAACATTAATTCCAAACGGTCAATTAGGAGTAATGGAATATGGGCCTACTCCGACAAAAACCGATGAATTACTTGGAATGTTAGGAGATAGAGACGTGGTTGATATTGCTGGAACATTTTCGACTGTTGAGGTTGTAGCAGAATCAAAATCAGCTGGAGTTGTAAATAATGTGAATGTAGTTATTGAGGATTTAGTGGTTCCAAATCCATCTATTATGGATAGCATGTTTATAGCAACAGTAGGGTAGGTGAATTAGATGACAAAAGAAGACAAAAAGAACGACATAAAAGCTATTGTTGTTGCGATAGCTTTAACGCCTTTAAGATACAATAATGTTAGGTATGAAACAGGTGAGAAAATAGAATTGTCAGAATCAGAGTTTGAGGTTTTAAAAGAAGGTAAACTTGTAAAAAGAAGAGTTGAAGAATAATGTCTGAAGAACTTTTGGAAGAGCTAAAAAAGTATATTCCTGAAACTTCTGATTATGATTTACAAGTGGTTGAGCAATTTTATGAAGTTGCTGAAGAAAAGCACAGTACAGAGAGAGAAAAGCTGCTCAAAATATTTCTATTTGGTTATTTATTAACTTCGTTAAATGATTTTGATTTTACGAAAGTCCAAATTTCAAATATTGTTATTGAAGAAGCAAATGGAAATAATCCTTATCTTAGGATGTATCAGCAATTATTGAAAACTCTTGATGTTGAAGAAAATGAAAGCGTAACTATATCAATATTTTAAAGGAGTTAAAATGTTTAATTTTAAAAATAAAGAAAAAGAAGAAATATTACTTGTTGAGTTGAATCATATACTTTTAAACGTTGGTGACAATGAATTAGATTTGACTCAACGAAGAGTAAATATTGCAAAACAGGAGATAGAAAAAAGAAAATTAAAAATAGAGATTATAAATTTAGGTGATAAAGATGCCTTGCAAACTAACAGTGAAACAGAAACCAAAAAACAAAAATTTGGAGAAGTTGTTGGCGATGAATCCTCAAAAGATAGAAGTGGGAACGGTAACGAATTATAGTGTCAAAGGTGGATTTGATGCTTTTGGATTATCAAATGTATTGGATAGTGGTTCAAGTCGTGGAGTTCCTGGGTGGAATTATAACCAAAAAGCTTTTGAACAATTTAATCCGATGGCTGCTAGATACTTTAAAGAAGGAGTTGCAAGGATTATAAACGGAAGTTTTGATGTTGCAGCAATGACGAATAAAATTGGAACTGAAGCTAGTACAAGATATAAATCAATGATCGAAAGGATAAAAAGCCCTCCAAACAGTCCTGTGACAATCGCAAGAAAAGGATTTAATAATCCAATGATTGAAACTGGGCATTTTAAGAGCAATATTGCGGCTAAAATTAACGGGGGGAGAATTGTTGGCAGGGGTGGTGGATAATGGATAGGAAAACAAAATCAGCTATTAAAAAAACTTTGAAAGTTATAGAAAAACTGTCAGATGATGTGATTGTGTATTCAGAAAATTCTGAAATTGAATTTGACGAAATGGGCAATCCTATTCAAAACGAAATAGAAAAGACGGCGAAAATGGCTATACTGACACCTAAACACAATTCATCGTTTCCACAAAGTATGGACGGGAGTTTTTTATCGAATAAAAAAGAGGGATATTATATTTTGGATGATAATCAAGATTTTAAAGTATCGGAAGGTATAAAAATAAAGCATAAAGATGTGATTTACAGGGTTTTAAATATTGAGGAAAATTATGGGGAATTTTTGAGAATGGAGCTGAATATAGATGACAAGCGAAATTAAAAAAGAACTTGTGACCGATATAAAAGAGTTCTGCAAAAAGTTTGGTATAAATCAAATCATAAATGAAGATAAAAGAGACGAGATACTTGCTGAGCAATATGAAAAACTCAAATTTCCAATTGTTTTTTATAATATATACATTGAAGACGCAGGGAATCCAATTCCTTTCGGCAATGATGAATATTGTTATGACGAAGAAATACAAGTTATCTTGACGTTAGAATCAAGAGAAAAACATAATGATTTCGATGTACTTTATTTATTTTTAGCTAATACAAAAGCAACAAATGATTACTTTGGTGAAAGAAAACATAAAAGGAAAGTTAGAAAAGTATACAAAATCCAGGAAACAACTTTTAATTTTATGGGTAGAAGATATTACAAGGAAGTTTTGCAGTTTAGTTATTTCGCAGAACATTATATAAATAAAAATTTTAAGGAGGAATAATGGCAATACAGAGAAATGATTTAAATACTTTGAATAATGTACAAATTAAATCAGAAAATAACAGAGCTTTTTATGCTGATGTCAGAAGTTTGATGTTTTTTACAAAAGATTTTGCAATATCGCCGACGTTTATTACAGAACCTGGCGATTTATTGGAATTAAACATCAGTGGATTAAATGAAAATCATAATTTTTATAAATTAATAACTAGTGCATATTCGCAAGCGTATACACCGTTAAATGTAGTTGTTTATGGGAATAATGCAGCAGCAACATTTACAGAACTTATGAATACATATATAAATCATGAGGACGCTTTTGAAGTTACTAACTGGATTACTAATATGGATATTGTTTCTGAAAAAACGTATATTAACAGTATAGTGTCTTATGCGAAAACTGATAAGGATAAACAATTTTTTATAGCTGTTGATTACGAAAAAGTAGGAAGTGCAGCTGAAGCTGTAAAATTGCAAACAGAAAATAATGTGGACAATGTCGCATTTATAATTGAAGGAGCTAAAAATTTAGCCAAAGGGAATTGGCTTACAGGAGCCTTGGTTGGTGGAACAATAGGATATAAAGATTTAGGAAGTTATATTGTTCATTCGACTCAAATAACTGGTTTTGTCCAAGAAAATTTTACAAAAACTGAGCAAAAATCTTTTTGGGACGCTGGATTAAATTACTTATCTAAACCAACTCAAGGTTATTTTCATATTGTAAATGGACTTAATTCTGATAATAAAACATTTATCGAATTGAAATTAATTGAAATTTGGTTGAGAGATGGTTTAAAAAAAGATTTAACAATATTCCAGGTGAGAAAAGACAAAATACCTTTGAATGATATTGGAAGATTAATGATTGAATCAATCATTAGAGAACGTTGTAGACAAGGGGCAAGTGCTGGAATGTTTATGGTTGATAATGCTGGAAGTTATTTTGGAACAATAATGCAAAAAGATAAAAACGGTAATGAGTTTAGTATAAAATTAGGTCATTTAACAGTTAGTGAATTAACACAAGAATCAATTAGAGAAGGTAAGTTCAAATTTGATTTAAGAGTAACTTTTCTAAATGGTGTGAGAAATTTAGCATTAACAGGAACAATCACAACAGATGGAGAAATTGTATTCGATAAATAAAAGGGGGTAAATTAAATGTCAACAAAACAATATAATGTGGATAACGTTAAAATTGTATTAACTGCTGCAGGTATTCCTTATGCAATTACTTGCAGACATGAAGATGGTTTTGAGGATGATCCAAACACAGAAAGTTCGAGCTCAACAATTGCGAGCTGTGGGCAGAAAGTGGTAAATGTATCGGTAGATGAAAGTGTATCTATTACGTTGAGCCTGCTTTATGGAAGTGAAGAACACAGAACAATGGAAAGATTGCATAAATTGTGGAAAGGAAACAAAGGGTTATTTCCAATGTTTATGGTAATAACTGATACAAATACAAATGAAACTTATATATATAATGGTGTTTCATTTAAGAAAAAAGCCGCGTTAAAATATGCAAACGAAAGTGGAACTGAAGCTAGAGCGTGGGAGTTTGAAGCGGAAAGTAGAGAACTTGTAATGTAGAAAAATTATTTAACAAAGGAAATAAAATCATAAGGACAATGGCAATTGAATAATGACTGTGAAACTAAAATATTTGTTTTTTAAGTTTGGGATAGTGGTATAATTAAAATCATTCTTTAATTTCTCTTAGAAATAGTGTATAATATAAAAAATTATTTTTAAGGAGGAATGATATTAAATGTTTTTAATATTTTGGATAGTCTGCATATATTTCTATGTTAGAGTAATTAGGTTTAGTTTGAAAGAGATTCCTAAAATTAAAGAATACAGAAAAACTATGAGCAAGAAAGAGGCAAAAAAGAAAATTAAAAGTGAAAGAACCAAAAGGGATAAACTGGATTCCGTATTAGCAGTTGTATTTTTATTTTTAGCAATGGTTAGTTCTCCAAATTCAGAGAATAAAACTGAAACAGCAGAGAAAAAAGAAGTTAAGAAAGTCGAAGCCAAAAAGGAAGAGGTTAAGAAAGAAGAACCAAAGACTGAAGCGAAAGCAACTGAAGTCGAAACAGACCCTTACAAAGAAATTGAAGATAATATAAAAAGAAAGTTTCCAAAAACTAGAAAGATAGTAGCTACTGATGTAGGTGTTGTATTAGAAATTCAAGCAAAGGGTGGTTTTACCAAAAATATGATGGTTAAAGAAATGTTTAGAGATGCCAGAAAATATATAAATGAAATTAACAAACAGTATAAAATGAGAAACTTAAAATATGAAAGTATGGCACTACAATTTTTTTATCCTATGAGTGATGGCGAAACAAGTGGAAATATGAAAATACTGCAATTGGATGTTGATAATGATATGATTGAAGTTGGATTTGTAATGCCTACAATCGCTGAAGAAGTGAAACAAAATTTTAAATAAAAATTTTTAAAAAAGTTCTTGACTTTCCGTAACGTATGTTGTATAATAATTACGTTACGGAATAGGAGGATAAAATGAGCAAAAGAATTTTAAAAGTATCATATGGAAAAAGTGGTGCAGGATATGTAAATACAAAATTATCAATTCCTAAAACAATTTTAGATGATATGGGAGTTAGCCAAGAAGAAAGAGAGGTGGAATTAGAATACAATAAAGAAAAAAAGGAAATTATCATAAGAAAAGCAAAATAAAAAATCCCCTCTCTCGTAACGAAACGAAAAAGAGGATATATACATATAATGTACTTCGCAATACTATTATACTATATATTCTCTTAAAAAACAAATATTTTAGGAGGAAAAATTTATGACACTTAGACAAGAACTAGGATTTGAAATTACAGAAAGTTTACTGGATGAACACAATCACAAGTTAAAATCAGCAAAAAAGGTGGTATTTAATTTATTAGAGGAAATGTATGAGATGATGTCTAAAGAAAATTTGGATAAATTAATGGATTTGGAAGATGCTTTGGGTGAATATCATCAAACAATTAAAAGAGAATACTATGAGGCTGGTTCAAACATAGACACATTGGTTCAAAGAAACTGTGAAAAAGAAGTTGCTGAAAAAGTGGCAAGAATTGAAAGAAAAAATATAGTATAATGGAGGATAAAAGAATGTACGATTTAAAAGTTATAAATGATGAAAGATTTCAAATATTCAGTAAAGAAAATTTAGGAAGTGTAAGAACGATATTTGCTAATAATCAAGTATGGTTTTGTATAAAAGATGTTTGCGACATATTAGAATTAACAAATCCTACTGTTGTAGCTAAAAGACTAGATGAAGATGAGAAGGCTAAGTTTGACTTAGGGTTAAAAAATGGGGAATTAACCAACTTCACAAACGAAAGCGGATTGTATACTCTGATATTGCGAAGTGACAAAAAAGAAGCAAAACCGTTTAGAAAATGGATAACATCAGAAGTTATTCCAGCAATCAGAAAAACAGGAAAATATGAAGAGAAGAAAAAACCTCTTACACAGGCTGAATTAATTTTACAGCAGGCACAATGGATGGTAGAAGCTGAAAGCAGAATCAATAATATTGAGAACAATGTAATTGGACTTGCAAACACTATTGAGGATAATGACAAGAGCATAAAAAGATTGGAAAACAATCAAAGAAGAACAGTAACAAGCAACCATCTGACAGTAATAGCCTATGCCAACATAAAAGGAATAAAGCCAAAATCATATCATGCACCTTCTATAGGAAAGAAAGCTACTAAGATATGCAGGGAAAAGGATTTATTAATAGGAACAACAGTTGACAGCCGATACGGACTAATAAATACTTATCCTGTAGAAGTTCTGGATGAAATATTTTTTGAATAGTAGTAGAAAGTTTGCTATATCAAATTGAAAATTAAATAGAAACATAAAATCACAGTCATTAATTTGATTGTGATTTTTTTTGTTACAAAAAATAAAATTAAAATATATAAGGAGAAAGAAAATGAATTTAGAAAGAAAATATACTGAAGAAGAAGCAGAAGCGATTAATATGTCAAGAGAAATGGCTGGATTACCGCCTATCACTCAAAATGATGAAAATGCAGCAGTTCAAAATAAAGAAGTCAAGAATGAAACAAAAGCGATTGAAGCTATTGCAACAGAAGAAACGGCGGAAGAAATAAAAGAAAGAAGAAACGAGAACGAAAGAAATAGATTAAAACAACAAGGTGGATTGCGTCCAAACCAACTGTTCCATCACACTTTGATTAACTGGGACGGAAGACCTCAAGATGTAATTTGTAAATATCCAACAACAAAACAAGCGATTAAGTATTCCAAAATGGAAGTTGATCCTGCGACTGGTAAAGGGGTATTTTTATTTGCTGATGTAGTAAATGATTTTCAAAACGATAAATTACTTCCAAAATTTGAAATCGAAGATTTTCCTTCGAGTGAAATTGCGGAATTAGCTACTTTCCTGTCGGAAGTGGTAAGGAATCCCTTCCTTAAATAAAAATCCTGCTTTTTTCTATGAAGGGAAGATGTATATAAATAAAGATGAAATGCTAAAAGAAATAACAGAAGTTGAAAATTTGGCATTTCAGCTCGAATTAAACGATAACTTTAAAAGTTTTAATTCGTTTGAATTTTTAGAAAGATATAACAAAAATGATATTCCTGAAAAGGAATTTGAAACATTTTTAAAAATGTGTTTCTACGATACAGAAATACAGAAAATAAAAGAGCGGGAACAAAAGAAAATGAAGAAAGGAAGATAATATGGCTAGCGGAGTAGGAGTTACTTATGAGTTGGAATTTGTAATAAAAGACAAGAACGCAAAGCAATGGATACAGTCTATGCAAAAGGAAGCTGAAAGGCTAGCTAAGGCATTAGATAAAGTCACTTTAAATAATTTTAACAAACAGATTCAGCACATGCAGAAGCATTTGCAGTCACAAGGAGATAAATTAAAATCACAGCTTAAAATGGCACAGGATATGATGAAATCACTTGGAACTGGCAAGACTGTAAAAAGTGGACTGGAAAATGTAAAAAAAGACACACAATCTGCTAAAAAGAAAATGGATGAATTAAACAAAGCAAAAGAAGCGGTTGGAAAATCAGTCAAAGACCCTTTAAAAAATGTTGCAAAAGGGGCTGACAATGCTATGAAAAGAGTAAAAGGACTTTTAAATAAAGTCCGTGACGGAGCGTTGTATAAGGCTGGAAGTTTTATTACACAGGCTGGAATGGAAGCGTTACAGGAATACGGACAGACTGATTACGAGTTGCGTGGGGCTTCTGCTAAGACTGGAGGATATGGTACTGACTTAAAAGAGTACAGGAAACTTGCAAAGCAAGTTGGAGGGGCGACTAAATTTAATAATTTAGATGTTGCGCAGGCTATAAATGCAGGAGCGACTTTAGGAATTAAAAAAGACGAAATGAAACAAATCATACCAGCAGCTGCTAATTTGGCACAAGCGTTTAATTCGGATATAACACCAGCTCTTGAAATGGTTAAAATGCACATGAACTCTTATCAATTGTCTGCAAAAGAAGCTCAAAAAGTTACTGATATGATAGCTGTTACATCTAAAAATACAGCTGCTGATTTACCTAGATTGGCAGAAGGATTTAAGTATGTTGGAGCGTCTGGGAAAGCATTAGGAGTGCCACTTGAAACAGTTTATGCGATGTTAGGGAAAATGAATGACAACGGATTAACAGGGTCAACAGCAGGTACTGGATTAAATCAAATGTTTGAAAGTTTAAAAGATTTTAAAAAACGTGGGAAACTTGAAGATTTAATTGGTAAGGTTACAGATGAAAAAGGTAATTTACAAGATATGGTTTCAATTATTGAAAGATTAAAAGGTGTAACTGACAAAATGGGTAACGCGGATAAAGCTGGAGTATTAAAAGCTATATTCGGAGTACAGGGAGGTAGAGCCGCCAATACGCTATTGAATGGAAGTATAGAAGACTTGAAAAAGCTTCAAAATGAAATAAAAAATAGTAGCGGAGCAGCTGAAAAATTAAGTAAGTTCATGATGCAGGGAAGTGCTGGAGCAGTCGAAACTTTAATGGGAACTATGTCAAGTACATTTGCGGCGGTATTTGATTCGTTAGAGCCTTTATTAGTTCCAGTTGCAGGACTGTTTATGGGAATTGCTGAGGCAATAGGAATGGTTGCTGAAAAAGCCCCTTGGCTGTTACAGTTAGTTTCTGTTTTGGGAGCATTGGTTGTAGGGGAATTAGTTTTTCAAAAATTAAAGGCAAGCATTGGACCTTTTATAACTGGAATAAAAGAAGCGATTGCAAGCGCGAATTCATTTAAAATGGTTTTATATGGACTTCTTGCTATCGGGCTAGTAGTTATATTTAACTTATTTAAGCAATGGCAGGATTATTTACAGGAAAATGCTGATGTGAGTAAGGTTTGGGAATCAGCATTGCAAAGTCTAGGTGCTGCATTAGGAGCAATCGGAGACTTGATAATGGCTGTTATTGGAGCAATATTTGGTTTCAGCACAAAATCAAGCGATGCAAAGGACAAAACTAAAATATGGGGGATGACTGCTGATGAAGTGAAGCAGAAATTGGAATCATTTAAGAAAAATGTAGAGAAATTTACTGAAAGAATACAGCAAATGAGCGAATGGGTTGACAAGAATAAGGAGAAGGTTAGAGTTTGGGGAATAGTTTTCCTAGGCTTAATAACAGCAATAACAATTGTTAAAGCCTTATCTGCGGCTGTAATGCTTTTAAATGGTGTTCTTGCAATGAATCCGATAGTATGGATTGTAGCTGCTATAATACTTGGTCTGACATTTCTGTATTTAGGGTTAAAATGGCTGTATGATAACGTAACTTGGTTTAGGGACGGAGTTAATGGTGCTTGGGATTTTATAAAAGAACACTGGGTAATGATATTGTCTTATTTAGGAGGTTTTTTAATAGGTGGACCAATCGGTATAGCGCTTGTTTGGTTATATAACAACGTGAGTTGGTTTAGAGATGGTGTTAATACAATTTGGGATCAGATAAAAGAACATTGGGAAATGGCGGTAGGAGCAATCGCTGGTCTTTTACTAGGAGGTCCAATCGGGGCTGCAATCGGGGCTTTTATTGGCTGGCTTGTTGAGCTTTATAATAAAAACGAAACTTTTAGGAATGCAGTTAATACAGTTTGGAATGCCGCCAAAAAAATTATTTCAGAGGCTTGTTCAGCAATAGCAGGGGCAATTGGAGGAGTTATTAGTGTTTTAGGAACTGCAATATCGAGAATGGCAGAATTTCTTGCAAAATCTAAAACTGCTTCACAGCAAAAAGCGATAGGGGCAGCATTCACTCCACAGCCTTTAACATATCAAAGTGCAAGTTTAGGTAATTTAGGACATAAAGCGGTGGGAACTAATAATTTCCAAGCTCAAGGTGGTGGTGGAATGACTACTATCGACGAACATGGAGACGAAGCTATTTGGTTACCTAACGGTTCCATGATTGCTAGGAACACAACAACTAACGATATGTTAAACAATTTAAAATCTATTAAAGCTAATACTCGTGGTGGACTAAAAGACAGTGGAACAGTTGTTACAAATAATAATCATTTTGTATTTAATGTTAGTGGAAATGATGAAACACTAAACGAATTAAAAAATGAACTTGAAAAATTAGGAATAGTTTAGGAGGTATAGAATGCAAGTATTAGATTTTTTAAAAAAAGCAATTGCAGGGTTTGAAGCACAAAAGGATAGACTTGAAAAAATGTATTTAAAATATTTTGGCATAAAACCTAATGGATTTTTAGGCACTATACCTCTTTTAGTAATTTCGACTGATTATAGTCAAGACAATGAAATAACAGGCTACAAATCGTATTTAAAAGATAATTTTAATGAAAATATGTTTGTGAATCCATATACATTAAAAATTGAGGTGATTTTACACGGTAAAGAGTGGAAAGATGAACTCGAGAAATTAGTTAAAGAATCAAAAAAAAGAAATTATACAACATTTATGTATACTAAATTTGATAAGGTTTATGCTCCACTTGCAATAACTAGTGTCAGTTACTCGGAAAATTATCAAAATTATACTAGTATAAAAGTTTCGATAAATTTAAAAGAAGTAAACTTGTTAAAATTTACTACAACTGACGGAAAGACTACAACGAGTGCTTATGATCCAGAGACTAATACCCAAAATCGAGAAATGTCTGAAGTTTCGATGAGTGAATCAATGAAAGGTGGACTTGGAGATGATCCTAGAACAGGAGATATTAAAGCATGAGAAAATTATATAGTTTTGATATTTTATATAAGAAAAATAAAAAAAGTAGTTACAGAATTTTATTAGACGATGGAGAAAAAACGTTGTTGGTTACATTGGAAATTTACAATATAAAAGAACTTTGGTATTTAGATGTAAAGACAGATAACGAAAACTTACATATGGGTCAAAGAATTAATGCATACGAAGATTTGTTCTTATTGTGCAGAAGACGATATAAAGAATTCCCAAATGTTAAAATGATAGCTTTGCCAATTAATTTGAATGGCTTTGATGTTGAGTTTACAACGGAAACGGCTGGAATATTACAGGATATTATGGTGGTGGTTTAATGGCTGAGAGCATAGAAAATACACAAAATAACGGAGTAAATGATAATTACTATATTTTGTGGGACAGATATGCAAAAGTAACTTTTAAAGTAAAAAATGGAGATGAAACAGAGGAAATTGAATTTGAAAGATTTCAAGTTGAAAATGGAGTTGACTATTCGCCAGATTTCGAGATACAAACTGAATTTGATATAACAGAAAGCACTAATATTGCTAAAATTGTTATTTATAATTTAATAGATGAAATGATTAAAAAATTAAAAAAAGGTGTCGAAGTAGTTATTGAAGCTGGGTATTGGAATGATGGAGTAAATAAAGATATTGGTGTTATCTATAAAGGGATTATCGAGAGTTTGAAAGGAAGTTGGAGCAACGCTGATAAAAAATTTGAGATAACTTGTAATACTTATAATGATGAATACAAGGACACAAAAATAAATCTTAAAACTGGAAAAGGGACAAAAGCTAGCACAATAATAAAATTAATTTTATCAAAATTGGATAAATTAAAAGCTGGGGCAATAGAGCTTGGTAAGGATATTGATTATAAAGATGGAAAAACAATGCATAACAACGTAAAACACATCTTTAAAGAAATAGCAAAAGATACTAAAAGTGTTTTTTTTATAACAAATGGAGTTGTCACTTTTCAACCACGAGATAAGATAAATAGAGGTATTTTAGAATTTGATCCGAATCGATTTCAAGATGTAAAAGAAAATGACGGTACTTATACATTGAAAAGTATATTTGATCATAGATTTCAGGAAGGTTTTAAGATTAATTTAGATTTAAAAAAGGAATTTGAGCAACTTGAAATTAAAGGAGAGTATCTTATCACAAAAGGTAAGCACGTTATTAATTTTAAAAGCGATGCATATACAGAGTTGGAAATAAAAACTAAATTTGATGATGAAGAAGCTAAGAAAGCTAATGAAATCGAAATTGTTTCTGGAAAAAAAGGAAAAAATGAGAAAGCATCTAAAAATAAAAAGAAAAAAGCAAAAGAAAAAGACGATAAAAAGAGTAAGAAAAATGAAAAAAATACTAAAAAAACAAGCAAAAAAGAAAACGAGGTTAAAAAATCTAATAACACAGAAACTAAAAAAACTACTACAAAAAGTAGTGGAAATAAAAAAGAAAAAGACTGGGATAGAATAGTGAGAACATATGGAGTAGGAGGTAAAAAGTGAGAAAAAAAACAGTAGGAGATCATATAGAATCAATGATAAGTGGAAGATTTGATAATTTGAATACTTTTGCAATAGCTAAAATTGTTGAAGTAGATAACTCTAACATAAGCTGTAGTATACAAATGTTAGATATTCCTGAACTTTTTGGCACACGTGATGAAGTTGAAATAATTGAAAATGTTCCAATTGCTCCGATTTTTTGGGGGAGTAAATGTAAAGTAAATGCTCCATTAGCTACAAATGATAAGGTCTTAGTAGCTTTTTGCCAACACGATACATTTAATGCAAGAAATGCTTCTGAACCTTGCGAGCCGAACTCTAGTGCAAAATTTGATATAAATAATGCCATTGTAGTTGGCCAAATAACAAGTGATGCAGAAAAGAACATATCCAACGACTTCTATATCGCTTATGGTGGAACACTTGTAACAATAAATGATAGCGGTGTCAATATAAAAGGCGGTTCAATTAGTATAAGTGGGCCTGTTAAAGTTGACGGAAGTTTAGAAGTGAGCGGAGATGCTACAATTGGTGGGAAGTCATTCTTAACTCATACAAATGGTGGATTACCATTGGATTAGGAGGATATCATGGAGAGTGTAGAAAGTTGGCTAACAGAAAAAAATGACGATAAAGAAATAGATATTGCAATTGGAAAAAATATTATATTAAGTTCAGAATTAGAAAAAATAAGATTGCGGTTGGAAAATAAATTGAGGTTATTTTTTAATGAGTGGTTTTTACACAAAAACGAAGGTATTTATTGGCTTAAAAGAAATGAAAATAATGGACAAATAGGAAATTTGTTAGAAAAATTTAATATAGAGGCCCAAGTCAAAGAAACTATTTTGTCGGATGAAGATGTGGCAGAAATAACAAAGTTCGAAAGCAGTTTTGAAAATAGAAATGGAAACTATAATTTTAAAGTGGAAATGTTATTGAAAAATGGAAAGACTTTAGCGTTTTAGAAAGGAGGAACAGTGGATTTTGGAGTAACAGAAAAGGGATTTGTGTTAAAAAGTTTTACAGATATTATGAAAGATATAGAAAATAGGTACAAAGCAAGGTTACAAGATAATAATTATATTTTAGATTTTAATACTCCAGAAGGGATTCATTCTGAAGCTATAGGTTATGAACTATCGCAAATATGGGAAGAATTGCTCGAATTTAATAATCAAATGAATCTAAATACAGCAACAGGGATATATTTAGATTTTTTTGGGACTTTACTGAGAACTCCACGAAAAGCAGGCGCTTATGCAACTGGACAGGTTAAGATAACAGGAGAAAAAAATAGAGTTATACCAGCACAAACAATTATTAAATATGCTGAAAAAGAATATAGACTATTATCAAACGTTGCGTTGGATAAATTAGATAATAATGAGTATTACGGAATAGGATTTATTCAGGCTCTTGAAATCGGAGAAGAAAGCAATATCACAAGTGATGTTACTTTTACGACTGAATATGAAGGAGTTGCTAAAATTACAAATGATGCGGATGTAACTGGTGGTGCAAATAATGAGAGTGATAGTCTTTATAGGGAAAGACTTAAAAGAAAGGAAACAGTTGAACAAACCGCTACACATGCAGCATTATATAACGGATTAATGGCTTTGGAAAATATTAAAAATGTGTTGATATTAGATCCTGAAACTGAGCCAGCTACTGAAGCTGGAACAGTTAAAATATTTTTAGAAGGAACACCGGATGACAAAATTTTTGAAACTATTTTAGATTTGAAAGCAGATGGCATATTGACTCTCGCAGATTCTAATGCACAAACTTTTGAAAAAAAAATAAAAAGAGGTGTATTTGAAAGAAAAATAATATATAACATCATAAAATATAGTACGTTATTAATAAAAGTTGAAGTTTTGGAAACAAAAAATTTAGATGAAAAAGATAGTCGTTGGACAAAACAAATACAACAGGAAATTTTAAATTATATTAATAATCTAAAAACAGGAGAATCTATTAGTTATTTAAAGACATATTCAGAAGTGTTAGGAATTGACGATATAAGAAAAATAAATTTGAAAATGGGATTAACAGAATCCGATGTTGAAATACAAAATTTCGACAAAACATTTACAGTCCCAGTTGGTCAAAAATTTCAAATAAACGAAAATAATATCGAGGTAATTTATGTTTAAGAGTAGCGAAGAGTATACAGATGAAATAATAAGTAGATTTCCACATATGTACAGAAGAGACAGGGGAAGCAATAATTATTTTTTGTTAAATTTATATTTAGAAGAAATAAGACAAGCAAGTAAAGGAATACATGAACTTTTGAAATCTTTAAACATTATGGAGGCAGAAGGTTATGCATTGGACAAATTTGGAACATCTTTTAATTTAAAAAGGGACACGAACGAAAAAGATGAAAATTATAGAAAGAGAATACTTGCTGAAATTTCAAGGAAAAGTAAAAATGCAACTTTTGAAACAATTTTAAATGTGCTCAAGATTATAATTGAAAATTATGAGCAAAATATTTTTATTTTTAAAGAAGGGATTATAAAAGATAAAGTTAAAAATATAGATTTTAAAGTTAAAAATGGAAGTTTTAACGGAAATTTTGAAACACAATTTTACAAAGAAAAAGCAGGAAGCATTTATATAATATTGAATAAAAGACTGTCTGCATATATAAAAAAGAGTATCTTAAATATTTTGCTTGAAATAAGAGCGAAAGGTGTGGAAATAACTGTTGATTTTAAATATAAAGTGCAGACGGCTAGTTATATTTCAAACGGGGCCTTTGTTGGAGTGAAAAGAATTTTAAAAATAGAGGATAGCTTTTATGATGAGATTTTGCAACAAAAAAGTTATGAAAGTAATTTAGCAAGAATAAATGTAATAACACAAGAAGGAGTAAGATAGATGTTAAAAAAAATAAAGGATTGGATAGGAACGAATTTGGATGTTTACAAAGTTGAAACCGCAAATGATGTTGGTGCTGGATTAGTTAGGCATATTTGGAAAGGCGAAGAAACAGCAACTCAAGTTGGGACAACATTGTCAGCACAAGTCATGAATGATTTACAAAAAGGGTTGGTGCATACTCTAGATACAATTAGAACTGTTGGAACTAACAAAGATATCTACGAAGTTGCATTGACTGGAATCGAAGAATTTGGTGTATTTGACGGATTAAAATTGTTAATTAGAATTGATGGAGAAAATCAGTTTGAGGATGTATTTTTAAAATTAGGTGGTGCAGAATATCAGATCTATCAATTAAAAAATAATATGTTAGATAAGATTGACAAAGGGATTTTGAAAGGCAAAAAGGAATATTTGCTCAACTTCAAAAACAATTCTTTTGTTTTATCAGATAGCACTTTGTACGGATCACAAAAAGGAACGGCATTGGAAGGAAATCGGTTAGCTGAAATATTAGGACTAGAATTTGGTGGAAACATACAGGACATCGGCAATAAAACGAAAGGTAAGTTTTATTATGATAATGTTACAAAATTCTATTATGAATGTATCGAAGACAATAGTCTGACATACAACGATAGTGGAAAATTTAGGGCTATTTCTAATAAACCGATTTCGGACAAAGTGGAAAATTTGTCTGAATTCGAAAGCATAAAAATTAATATTCCAAACGGATATGTAAAATTTACGAAAACAGGTAAAGCTGTTAATTGTTCAGTTTATCTAGAAAATTTAGTTTCTAGAATGTCTTATAAAGATGGTGATGTTATTTGCCAGTATCCTGAAAAATTTATTCCAAAGGTCGAATATATGGACATGGAGTTTGCCATCATCACGGTCGAAAAAAATAATTTGACTGGGACTACAAGGCTAATCCCTTTACAACAAGGTATAACAATTTGGGGAGTTTCCGGGAAAGAGTTTTGGCAGATAAAAGGAACTGCTAATTACTTCACTTCATAATTACTGGAAAATTTATATCCACACTCGTTAAGAAAAACATCAATAAACTTGATTGCAAAAACAGCTGGGATTGACCTGGCTAGTGAATTTGCAAATCATAACGGAACAGATGTAACTAAAAAGCACTATGTTAAGAAAACAAGTGCAAGAGATAGAAGAACAAAATTGTTAGAAATTAGAAAAAAAGCTGGATTTTAACAGTAGATAACAAAGAAATTTACGAATTTATACGATTTGTTATTATATTTTAAAAATTTAAACACTGGTTTTTAGGGACTTTGAAACAATTTTATTTTTGGCCACTCAAAAAATTTATTAAATTACTAAAATCTAAAACACGTATAAAGTCAATAAAATCAATAAATATTTTTCAAAATTCTGTACAAATTCGTAAGTTAGCACAGAATAAAAATCAAAAAAAATGAAGAAATGGAGCGATAAAAATGACAGTAGTTTATATTTATTTAATTGCAACAATGGAGTGCATAGCACAGCCAGTTACGACTGGAGTTGATAAATTTAAGGAAAATCCAAATTTGTTTTATCCTGACTGGAACGAAGAAACTATGAAATTCTCAACATCATTACTTTCGAATCCAGTTTTGGATGAAAAAACTGGAGAACTTAGAGAAATGACTGAAATTGAAAAAGTGAAAAGCGGAAAAACAATTTTACAAGATGGAAGTTATTTAGAGGGCGAAGAAATAAAAACTGTTACAAAGCCGAACGAGTGGAGCATTTGGGATAAAGATTCTCACACTTGGAAAATCGATAATGATTTACTGAATAAAAAATTAAAAGAGTTAAGGGAAAAAGCATTAAAAGACTTAGCAGAAGCTAAATTAAATTTTTTAAATCAATCTCTCGAAATCGAAAAAGATGGTAAAAAATACACATTTGAAAATAACGAAAGAAATAGAAACAGCTTATCGTTAAAAATGTCGCTAATGTGGACTTTGGAACAAGATAAAATCGAGAAAGTAAAAGTGCAAAATGATAAAAAAATGGTTGAGTTTATTGAATTGGACAGGTCAGAATTAAAAGTTTTGGCTAAAAAAATTCAGGATATTTTAGAAATTGCTGACATGGCAGAGCAAATGGCAGTAGTTGGAATCAGTAGATACACTATTGAACAAATGTTAGGTTTAAATGTAAAAGATTTTTTTCAAAATTAAGAGGAGTGATTTGAATGAATATAGAAAAATTGATATGCACAGAAATAGAATTGGATGGTAAAAAATATAAAGTTGTTGGAGTAAAATTTGAAGAAGACAACATAATATTGAATGTTGAAGAAATAAAGGAAGTGATTTAAATGGACAGATTTGAAAGAATATTTGACTATCTGCTGAGAGTTGAGGGCGGATATTCAGATGACAAGCACGACAAGGGCGGAAAAACAAAATACGGAATAATTGAAGAAGAAGCAAGAGAATTTGGATATAAGGGAGATATGCAAGATTTAACAATGGATTTTGCAAAAAATATATATCTAAAAAAATATTATTTAGGAAACAAGTTAGATAAAGTTGCAAATGATAAAGTAGCACTATCTATATGCGACTGGGCTGTGAATAGTGGCAAAAACGGAATCAAAAACGCACAGATTGCTATAAATCAGCTTACAAATGCAAACTTAGACATAGACGGAATAATTGGAAATAAAACATTGGAAGCATTGAATGTAGCAGATCCTGAAAAATTTTTAGAAGTTTATCACAACTTGCAAAGAATTTATTATAGAAGCAAAGTTGCTGATGACAAAGCACAAGAAAGATTTCTGACAGGCTGGCTAAATAGAGTTCAGAAAAAGGAGGAATACTTGAAAGATTGGGACAAGCAAAATGCAACAACAGAAAATAAAACTTATTCTTTTAGTCAAGAAAGTCTGGATAAAATGAAAAAAGTGCATCCAAAACTGGTCGAAGTTATAAAAGCTGCAATCGTGGGTAGTCCTTTTGATTTTAGAATAACAGCAGGAGCAAGAACGGCTGAAGAACAGTTTGCTTTGTATCAAATTGGAAGAAGCAAGCCAGGAAGAATTGTAACAAATTGTGATGGGAAAAGAGCGAAATCAAACCATCAAATAAAATCTGATGGATTTGGGCATGCTGTTGACATTTTCCCTTGCGGAGTTATCGAAAATGGTGTGTATAGAAAATTCACATCGGAAGAAGGATATGACGAGAAAAAATTAAAATTGATTGCAAACCACATCTTGGCAGTAGCAAAATCCAAAAATGTAAATATTGAATGGGGCGGAAACTGGAAAATGAATGACACACCACATTTTGAATTAAAGTAGTGTAAAAATAGCTTGAATACAAGCCGTATAAGAACGTAATTGGTTGCTTGGCAAGGCAAAATTATTGTAGGGCTTGCCAGGTGGCTTAGAATTGATTTTAAGAAAAATAACAAAATAGGAGTGTAAAAATGGATAAATTAGCAGCAAAAATATATTTGACAGGTAAAATTTTAGAATTAGGAAAGACTTTAATCTATAAAACAGAAATAGTTGCAAAAGGAAAAGCTGGGGCAGAAAAATTTAAGCAGGTATATGAAGGCTTTTGGGATAAATTAGAAGAATTATTGGAAAAAGAAAAATTAATTGATAGAAAATGGATTCCTGACTTCGCAGAAGAAATTGGCGAAGAAGTGTTGTCAGAAGTTTTAAAGGAGGCTAGAAAG